TTTGGATGGTTTTTAGAATATTCGAAAAAGAAACTTCGATTTCACCCTAAAAAAAAAGAAGGAAACCGAATTTCGATTTCCTTTTTTCTTGTGTTGGATGATGATGATTTTTGGTAGGCCGCGAATGTCGGGAATGTTGAGCGAGTTTCCTCGCACCTCCTTTTATTCGCTTACTGAAAGTATACTATAAGGGTACATTTTTTTCAAACAATCGACAAAAAAAGGCTTTCAACCGTAATAAACGTTCCTTAAAGTAGTCCATTCTCTTTGAGAGCTTTTTTTAAAACTTTGTTAATAAATTCACTCTTTTTCTTTTTTCGACTCAATGGCTGTAGTGCTTCCACAACTTCAGGATCAAGGTATATACCAACCTGAATACGCTCATTATCGTTATTGCCATTGATAATATTATTAATATCATTATCAATATTGTTATTATTATTGTTATCAATAATATTATCATTATTGATATCATCCTCAAACTGGCTCATAAACGCTGACGCAGGGCTGCCGTTCTTACGTTTTATTTTGCCTTTCAGATCATTCGTTTTATTTGACACGTTCCTCAAGCTCCTTTACGAACGGGATATAATACTCTAAAGCGCTGCCTAATTCCTTATTGTCTAAAAATCCGTTGATTGGCAGGCGTCTTGTGGCTGCTTTTCTTCTTATGATGCTATTAAAACGTTGCCCTTCGTATTCTTCGTCAATCAGCTCAACCATTGCATCATTTTCTTTTGCTCGTGAATCAATAATCGCGAACAAGATGCCGGCAACCTCTAACTTATCGTTTTTTTGGTCACGGGCCACCGCGACAATATCCAAAAACTTTTGAATGGCGTAATAACAAAACATTGAACCGTCGAACATGACTACCGCATAAGAGCCGGCAGGCGAATAAGTAGACAGGCTTAAAACCGTCTGCTCCCCAAGATTCGGCGGTGTGTCTATGATGATGTAATCATAATCATTCATGACTGGCTGCAGCGCTTTTGTTAATGCATTAAGCCCTATTTTCTCTTTGTACATTACACGAGAAAGAGTCGCTAAATAGTCATTAGACGGAATCAAATGCAGATTTTCGCTGATTTTTAGTATGTAAGGTTTGGCATTCGCTTCCCTGATCGCTTCCAGGATCGTTTTTTCTTCAAACACATTGCATATATCATATTCCCCTGTAAGGAATGATGTAAGATTCCCCTGACCGTCCATATCAATACAAAGAACTCTTTTCTTTTCGCTCAAGAGCCACGCTGTAATGCCGCTGGTTGTCGATTTAGAGCAACCGCCTTTTGATATACCAAACGTAATTATTTTGGCCGTCATGATCCCCCCACCTTTCTATTGTTATTGATAATAATAACATGATTAATAACAATAATGATAATGTTATCAATAACAAAAAAAGCACCCATATAGGGCGCTCTTTACCAAAGCTTCCGTTCTGAAAAATTGTATCCTTCCGGCGTGCTGCCGTTTTTAATATCGTTCCAGGTATTTAGCATTTCGTTTTTGCTCTCTTCCAGCCGTTTCAACTCTTCTTCGCTCATTTGCTGTTTGCCTTCGTTAGTAGATCCAAACCATTCCGGCTTTTTCTCTTCTCTCAGCTGTTTAGGTGTTTCTTTCCGTGCATCGTCCAGGGATTTTTTAAAGTACGATTTAAAATTCTTGACGTTTTTCTTTTGCACACAGTCGAGAAACTTTGAGTTTAATAGATATTTATCGTCAATCAATCCGTCAAGCTCTTCATAAGCCTTTAGGTGATCCAGCTTGATCTCGTCAGCGTACTTTAACAAAAATGATTTCTGTTCTTCGCTGATTGATAGATGTGTAATATATTCATGTGTATTCTCTTTATGTGTATTCTTTTTATTATTATATATATTACCTCGTGGTTTTGAGGACTTCATTTTGAGGACTTCATTTTGAGGTCTTGAAAATCCAGTCCTCAAAAAGTGGTCATCTTCCCCTTTTTCGTCCTCGTTTGTACCCTTAAAGGATGCTTTTTCCTCTTCTGTGAAAGGCGTTGTCCTAATTGCGTATTCGTACTCCCATTTTCTACCGTTCCTATACTTTTTTTCCATGACGTAACCGGCCTCTATTAATTCCTTCCAGGCGTTTCGAACGCTAGTTTCTTTGTTCTTGTCAAAGCGCTTATACAATTCAGTTTTGTATATTTGCCATGTGTCGGGATAAGAACAAACATTTACCAATAGTCCCAGCGCTTGCAATGATATGCTGCTGTCTTGCAAAGTTGTTCTAGGAATCATTTCAAACGGGTTTTCTTGCTTATAAACTTTGACAATTCCAGACATAAAAAAATCCTCCAAAACATATTTTGGCAGGAAAAAAGGGTTTAAAAAAGGCCCTGTGTAGGGTATAATGAAACCAACAAAATACGCACAGTTATTTAAACCCTACGCCCGTGCTACCAACACGGGTTTTTTCCTGTTTATAAGTATGATACTACAAACATTCTCCACTGACAATACGATCGTTCACTTTCAGATAACCAAAATGACAAACAACACCTAAAATACACACCAGATTCGCCGAGATTTGGCGAAAAGTACCCTACGAGGATATTTGTAACCCCGTAGGATAAAAACCCTCTCAGGAGGCTTATAATCGCTTTTTCATAGATCAATGAAAATCTTCATATACTTTCTCTATGGCGGAACAAATTTCGTGCTGCCATTCGGTATCTTCTGTCATGGATGCAACCAAAGACAAGTTTTTCAAGGTCGCCACCTTCCTACACTTGTTCAGGTTCGCATCCAGGCATATTTTCATTTCCCTCATTTCGTCCTCTGTCAGCTTTCTATGATTACTTTGAATGTTCCAAAGCTCCGCCAGTCTTTGATGAACTCCCCACATATGAAACAGTCCCCTTTCTAGAGTAAAGTGATCAAATGCCCGATATAGATATAACAGCCAAGCATGAGGGCCGCCAGCAAGAGAGCGAGTACATTGTTTCCTTTATCCTCTTTTGGCTCTTCTGACCACTTTCGAACAGTTTTTATTTTCATTTTGTTTCCCGCCTTTCGTGTTGTTTAATAAATAGTATGCTTTAAGGAGACAAATGATGCATAAAAAATATTTTTTACCCCCGAAAGGAGACTTCGTTTCTAAAAAATATTCTCGATCTTTTAAACAGCTAAATTAATATTGTCTCTAACATCGTCAGTTTGACTCTTCCAAATTTCACCCCTAATCGTGTTGTGTACTATCGTTGTGTTTGTGGCAGCTGAAGAAGAAACAGGCGTTACAGTGAATTCGTTCATACTGTCAATGTCGTTTCTTATTACTGTTACACCGTCAGTGTTTTGAAGCAGCACGCCATAACCGCCATTTTCATTGCGCTTAAAGCGTATTTTGTTGTTTATTACGCTGTGTTTTCTTCCGCCAGTAAGCAAAATCGCTGTCCTGCCAATGCAATTCTTTATACGGTTATCTTCTACGGTGTTTATATATCGGCTGTCTGCTGTTCCGTCTATTGCGTATGTTCTAGCGTTTTTAATTGTGTTTCCGATCACGTCAACTTCTGAATGGGCTTTCCACATGATACCGCGTCCGGTTCCAGTTAGATCAATAATATTATCGGAAACCTCAGCATCTACTGTTACACCACAACGAATACCGCCGAAACCTTTAATTTTGTTATCTGTGACCACCGTATCTATAGCAGCATCCAAAACAATTGAGTAATCCTGTGTAGAGCCTTCTGTATCATTGTCGCTTACCTTGACATACTTTGATAAATGCACCCTGATATGAACACAATCACCATTGATACGGTTATCTGTTACTAGGGCCATTTCACACAAATACACGTATATACCTTGTGAGGTGCAGCCCTCAACAGTATTATCGTTAACCTTAACGCCTTTCCCCCTGGCAGTAATGCCGTTTTCAAAGCCTATGACTGTATTTCCTGATATATTGGCCCTATTCCCTGTTTCCGTGCTGGATACGCCTATAGAGTCGATACCGTGCGCCCAGGATGATTGACCAGGCTGGCGAATGATTTTATTGTTTGTGATGCTTACGTCTGTGCCGTACCCGTATGAAATGTCATTATCAGCAAAATTACTATCAATAATGACTTCCCCTGCTGTAAATGCCCGAATAGCTCCACGTCCGTTCTCTCTGAATCGGTTTTTCTTGATAATGATTTTGTAAGGATGATCATATTTCAGGCCGCCTTCTCCGAATCCCTCTAGATCAATACCCAGCTGCGGCCCTATTGTGTCGCCGCCGGCATAATTTACGTCATTATCTTCAAATACAAGGCCCTCGCATCCGTTTGTAGCAAAATTGTTTCTTCTCGCTCTCTCTAAAACGCATTTCCTTATTGTGATGCTGCTGGAAGGCGTGTAATCACTATTCCAGTTCATCATACCTTTAGCAGCTACCCAAATATTATCGCCTGTAGCGTGGGTGCATGTGGCTTTTTCGATAGTAACGTTCTTACACCCTCTTATATGGATGCAATAGCCCCATTCGTGCGTTTTCTTGCCTTCTACATAGACATAATCATGATCGTCTCTGTCTCCCATAAAGAAGCCGCCTTCCAGCTCCACATTTTCAAGCAGCTCAAAGTAGAAAATAGAGTATCCTGTGGCACTATTCGGCATAGCGTAAAAGCGTGCTGTTTTTGACATTTTTATTTTCAGGTTTGAAGCTCCGCGAACCCCGCCGCCGTATTCCGGCAAGCTCCCGAACTTACTAACGGGATCAATCAGGAAACGGCCACCAGGAATATAAACGCCGTAATATCCATTCTTGGCCGCGTGCTGGATAGCATCGTTAAAGCCTTGTGTTGTTGCTTCCGCGTTCTCACAGTTCGGATTTATACCCCATTCGTCAAAGTTAATGAAATAATACATCGGTTGTAAGCTTTCAACAGCGCCCATATTAAGCACCCGCCTTTCTGCTTACGTTCGCATTAACAAAGTCGGAAAGGAGATCCGTAAACCGGTAGAACGTTTCATTTTTGGAGACTTCACGGCCATTTAGTGAAAACGTATCGAACATGGCCCGCCGCTGTCCGGTGCTTATTTCTAGCTGGATACTCATTCCGGTTCTATTCTTATTTGCGACATTCGCCGGATCTGTACCGGATAAGGCTGCACCCTCCGGCAATAACTCAGCTGAGAAGCCCGCAGCATTCAAGGTTTCCGTGAGTTTCCCTGCATTTTCCTGATCCGTCCCACCTACTAAAATATGCTTTTCATCTGAAGCATAGCCATGTAGCGACAACGTGAAATCATGCTGGCTTAATAGTTCAAGGGCTTGAGGCTCATCAAAATTCGTGCTAGTGATATGCAAAGATGTATTTCCTGATGCCTTCAATCCTTCAAATAGATACGTGGAATAAGATTTACTTAGCTCCCTGGCAAGCTCACTTGTTCCACCCTCAATCCCGCCGCCGTGAGGCGCAAAGATTAGGACAGACGTTCCAAGCTCTCGCGTGAATATGTTGTAATTCACGGGATCTTCATTAGCCTGCAATTCCTCAAAATTCCGGTACTGATCCGCTGCCATAGCACTGTTTAACCCGATTGTCACAAGGGATAGCACAAGTAGCATTGAAAAACAAAACCGCAGCATGTTATACTTACGGCACTCCGCTACTTTGCGGGGTACTAGGTAGAGAAGGTCAGGCCCGCCAAAGCTCGCCTTCTCTGCCCCCTTACCCTTTTTTGAGGCTCCCACTATTCTATTTTGATTGATAAACACCTTTTATCACTCTCCATTTTAAATTTATTGAATTTTCAAAATATAAAATGCGTTAGCTGTCCTGGTATCACATTTTGACCACCCCCTTAAAGGCTTGAGGTTGTTGCTCCGCGCCCTCCTATATTTTCGCTACTATATAAAAACGATTGCTGTTCACGCTGCCGACATATCCAGTCCAGTTTGACTTGCTGTATAGATTGTATTTGATCAGATATGTTCCTGTTCCATACTCACGCCGGACAGACGGAACACTAAAGCTTTTTACAGGCGTTGATCCGGTAAACGATCCTGAGCCGACTCGCCCTGTGTGTATCAGTCCTTTATCTGACCACTTATACAAGATGGCTTTGTAATACAGGCGTTTTGAGCCTTTCTTTTCTGCCTTGTAGTCGATTGTTGACGCACTCGGACTGTAAGTCGTGGCATCCGTCCAAACTCTTATTGAATGGCCGTTTCTATTCTGCCAGCCTGACCATGCCGCCGAAGCACTTTCCGGAAGTACCATAACCCCCAATGTAATGACAGCAACTAAAGCGAAAATAATCTTTTTCATTTTGCGTCCTCCTTCATTATTTCTTCCAGTAAACTTAAATCGTCAGAATCAATCGCAAGAGTCTGATCCCTGCAAAAAGGGCAATAGATTTCAGACGTACAGGCAGGCCTTTCTAAAAACAACCATTCCTCGCAGTCATCGCAATAGTATCCGATTAATGTTCCGTTCACTTTTGGCATTCCGCGCCCTCCTTCTCTTCCGGCGGCCACCATCCACGAACCAAGTACCCACTGATCGCCGCGGTAACTGACACACAATTTAATCTCAAACTCTGATTGTCGAAATAATACGCCAGAATTATTCCTATGGAATCAGCAACGCCCGACATTATGAGAAGCATCAATACTCTAAATGCAAATTTCACTCCGCGCCCTCCTTCACAGGTAGAAACAGATCAATCATAAACAAGTTAGGGGTGAAAACCCCATCCGGTTTCGCCTTCTCAAATTGAAAAACCTCTACCACGAATCCTAGATCATGCGCCGCTTGTATCCTTTCACACGCTTCTTTTAGGGTTCCGGCTTTGACTGACGTCACAGCTTTTTTATACATTCTCCGCATCCTCCAATAACTCAGTATTTCGGTAAACATCACCGATGATTTCAAGATCGCCTGCCATAAAAGCACCACTACCATTTCCAAGACCTATATCAAGATAAAAACCAGCTTGCTTGTTGTCATACTTAACTACGAACTTCGTATCAGTGTTATGATCCAAAATGAAATCATTGTCATAAATCATCTTTCCGTTCTTATCCTTCAACCCGGTGTTCCACATGAGAGCTGCATTTTTTTGTGTGCTATCTGCAATCCTAATCAGATGAAGTGATGAGTCGGTATGGCGGTACAATCTCCATCCCACGGCTGTAATAATGAGATCCATTCCCTCATCATCCCAATAATGCATCTGCTCTCCATCCCAAACTCTGTATGCTGTGTTCATTGTGTTTCCCCCTTGATTATTTCAATCGGTTTATCTCCGCAATCTAAACGTGTCATATTGTAATCTTTAATAATTTCAAGTTGCTCCATGGTATTGATAACAATTTCGCATCCTGCGACCGGAAGCCAAACTCTATCACCGATTTTGTATTCCACCTCCTTCTCGAAGAATGTAACTTCATTGATATGAACATTAACAAGTGCTTCACGTCCGTCACTGTGTTTCATTTTCCATCCGCCGCCCCAAGGTCTGTCTAATTCGAATCCTTCTTCAGCTACTTTCTTCATGGCCTCCACCATTTCTTCAAATGATTTATACTGCTTTACTGTTGTTTTCGCCATTTTAATTCCCCCTTAGTGATCTTATGGTTTTATTTTATTCTCTATTAGAGAACAAATCAAGTGTTTTTAGTAAAAAAAGTTAACTTTAAGGATACTTTTTGTGTAAAAAAAGGGACTGCAACAAATTCCCTCTTCTTAATAGTGGTGCTGCAACAAAAAAGAATCTATGTAGTCACTGAAGTTTATTTGCGTAAGTTGCTTGTGCCCCCGCCATTCATAATACTTAATGTCGCTTAATATGTTCTTTAATCCTTTATCTTGCAAAAGCTCAACGGTGAAATTGACTTTTTCTTTTGTACTGCGCCCAGCTCCTTCAATATTGGGATTTTGAATGATTGTTCTGATCAACCCTAAAAGAACATCTGTTAATTCCAAGCCGACTTCTGTATTTTTCGGCAACATTTCGCAGCTAGTAGCAATGAATTTTTCCCCTCTATATAAAGATTGGCTGTTTAAATCAGTAACCAGGGTTTCATTTAAGTTAATTCTTTCATATTCGTTTGCTGCTTCAATGTAAATATCGGCTGCCACTGTTGCCTCGCTTCCGTATCCTCTTATGAGTCCATAAATCAAACGTTCCGGTAATTTAGAGTAAATTGTTGCTTCTACGTCCTTTTGTTCGAATAAAGGTTGAGAACTTAGGAAACCATAGTGATAGTTGATAATGTTCAATTTGATAAGGTCTTTATAGGAAATAAACAATTCAATTAAATTTTGTATGTTCGCTTTATCCATCCGACCACCATTGTAATTTTTCCAATGGATATGGAATGACTTTTTCCTTAAAAACCAATTCATGTATTGAATATCATCACAATCATAAATTTTCTTCGGAATGGATAGTGATCCTAAAAGATTTGGCCTTTGTTTTATCCCTTTGCCCGATTCATCAAAAAAGACGTTTATCCTTTTTGTATGAAAGGTATTAAATAAGTGAGACATTTTTAGAATTCCCCTTTTTCTTTTTCTTGAATTCGCACTTATTTCATGTTAACATCATATTATATAGTAATACCACGGTAATACCGCGGTATATTGGACATAATAAACTTACTCTCATTCAACGGCGAATGCGAGTTTTATAAAAGCAACTCATTCAACGGCGAATGCGTTGCTTTTTTATTTCCCTCAACTATTCCTCTTTTACAACTCTTTTATATTCCTGTTCGATAAGTTCACTTATGATTGTTTTTACCGGTTTGCCTGTTACCCGTTTCAAGTCTTCAGCTTTTCTTTTGATTTCTGGATCAACGTCCGCAACAATTCTTTCAATAGCCATTATGAAGCCTCCTGAATAAATTTAGTTGTAATTTCAGCAAGTTTTTCAGATTGTTCCGCGTCTAGTTCAACGTCCCAATCATTAATTTTATATCCTACTTTATTTGCTGCATAATTTAAAGCGTGTTTGTCAGCGCCGTTATGACAAGCGTCTACATAAAGATAACACATCATTTCATTTTCTAATTCCAGTTTAGCGATTTTGTTTTCAAGTAGGGCCAATTTCTGTTCAATAGTCATTGTAAAATTTCCCCTTCCGTTATCTGTTGAGTTTATTATAAATGTACGTACGTACGTAAGTCAATCAGTTTTTTGGATTTTTTTCTCAACGCTTGGAAAATTCTTTTCGTTGGTTTAGAATAAGGACATATCCTTTTATGTCTTATCTTGAGATTGTGAAAAACTTTAGGTGGGTAAAGTGCCAACTTCCCACAACCCACATTATGTTAACTAGTAAACTCGCAAAAGCCTGATTTAATAGGCTTTCTTTTTTTGCATAAAAAAAGACCCCCAGTTTGTTCACTGAGGGCAGATTTTTACGCTTTAAGCGTCCTTTTTATTCTTATAGGGTACAAAAAAACGAGATTTTTCAACCTCGAAAATTCACAAACTTATTTTACTGTTGCGCCTGTGTTTTTCCCCGCATAGATGTTTACCTTTCCAAACTGATCCGTTCTGATTGTGTAAACGTCCGTTTGTGGGTTTGCGAGAATTTCGTATTTCAAGCCGCCGAACTTCTTCGGGCGGAGGAAGTTGATCTCATTTCCTTTAACCGGCGCTTTGTTAGTCGGATAGATGCGCCATGAATCGGCAGAAGCTGGAAGGTACACATATTTCTTTTTGCCACTGGATGACGATTTAGAAGAGCTTGAGCCTTTAAGCTTTAACTTTTGTCCGACTGTAATTTTATTCGGATCTTTAATGTTATTCCATTTCTGAAGGTTCGCCAGGCTTACCCCTTTAGCTTTCGCGATTTCGGAAAGTGTATCCCCTTTTTTGACTGTGTAAGTTGATCCTGAAGAACTGCCGGAAGAACTAGAAGTCTTTCCACCTAGCGCCTTCAGTTCTTTTTCAATGGCAGCCTTTACATCATCCCATCTGCCCTCTGATAAAATACGGTGTGGGCAAAACTTGCCGTTCCAATCTTGATGCTTACGAACTCGATCAATTCCCCAGCCGCGCTCTTTAAGCAGCTGCGCCACAAACTTGATGGCCAACTTTTCAGCAGCGTAGTATTTCGCCCCTCCTGACTTGCTGTAGCAGATTTCAACGCCGATAGACTTCCGGTTCCCCGTGCCGTTTTTGCCGTCTCCCGTGTGCCATGCGTTACGATTTAACGGCAGACCTTGAATAACCTCTTTGTCATCAACAGCAAAATGATAGCTTGTCGAACTTGTATTCCCGATCATATAGCTGATTTCGCCTGCCGCTGACGCATCATTGGCCGTATTGTGAATGGTGATATATTCCGCGTTCATTGCATTAGGACATTTCAAAGGGTATTTTGCTTCAGAAACGAGATTCTTTTTCACTTTGATTGCCATTCTATATCAATCCTCTCTTATTTTTGGTTTGTTTTATCGTTGTTTTCGTCCTTTAGCTGCGCGAAACGGTCAACAATGAACTGAGGGACTTGTACACCAAGCCGCCCCAGGTTTTCAATGAATGAAATGCCCTCCATACCGATCAAAAACATGATCATTGCATACCTTGCGAATTGGCCGTCATTCCCTAAAATAATGTCAACTTGAGTAGCCACAATGATAAGAGAAAGCATTGCCCCCTTTTTAACAAGGCCCCTAAATGCTGTTTCTGAATTTACTGTCTTGTCATAGAAAGCTGCCGCAATGCCAGAAAGATAGTCCAGGGCCATAATAATAATGAACGCAGTTAACAAATGATCAATACCTCCAAACAAATAAGCTATTGTACTAATGCCGCCGCCTGCGATTGATGTATAAAGGGTGTCTGTGTTTTGTCTCATGTTCTCTGATCTCCTTTTTAGGCAAAATAAAAAAGCCGCTTCTCCGCCGCTTATTTTTTCTTGTGATTAGGTTTTACAGGGCCTTTCAAATTGTTCAGGTTCTTTTCTAATTTCTCAATGTGTTCCTCAAGCTCTTTTATTTTTTCGTCTTTTTGGTGGTTCATATATTGGAAGTCTAGTAACAAATCTTCTGCCTGAACCCATTTTTGCTGATAAACATAAGCTTTTTCCTTAACTAACTCTAATGTTTTTTGATCATCATTGCTTAATTGTTGTTCGTTACTTTTAGATTCCTGCATTTTGCATTCTCCCTTCGATATTTTCAACTTTTTCCTTGAGCCCTTTTACAATAGGTATCAACAAAGTTGTGAGCCTGTCATACATAAGGCCCTCGATCTCCCTCTTTCCGGTTTCGTCTGGTTCTCCGTAGCTCACAAACTCAGGAAGCCCAGCCGCTTCCACATCTTCAGCAATCAAACCAGGTATTCTTGAAATATAGGGCGCTTCCTCTCCGGTTGTGTCGCCTTTTCCGTCCGCTAGATTTTCAGCGTATTTTTCCACGGAATTTTTATCGTACCAGGTTTTCGGCAGCAGATTCAAAACACGATCATATTTTTCTGCCGGAAGCTCTTCTATATTAATTTTATATTTACTGGCTGATGTAACGCGGCAAAGTGTTCCGTATGAGGTAATATGGACATTGGCTGCATTTGAAGTAGTACGGTTGTAAATAGCTTTTGAAAAAACTTGGGGGCCTGATCCGTCTTTTCTGATTGTTAAATCTCCACCATCACTGCCGCCACCTCTTAAAATCAATTCTTTTGTGGAATCTATTTCTAAATTGTTTGAAGCATGGCCGCCGATATACCTTGTGCCAAAAAGGTATAAACCTTTTGTTCCGCCGTAAAGGTCTAGCGAAACCTGGTTATTAGTAGATATTTGGGCGCTTTTTGCTGTTGCAGCAATCCCCATATAAAATTTAGCGTCAACGCCATCAACTGGTTCTGTAAGAGTCATAGAACCACCTGAAAGGCCTATATTCTTCATCCCCATATACAAATATCTATCTGTAATTGATTGGATGGCTAATTGATTGCCTGACAATCCAAAATAGCCAATGGAAGAACTACCTCTATAAAATTCCATTCTTGGCCCCACATGATTTCCAGAACTCGTTATTCTTAATTCCACGTCATCATAACTGGAAGTGGCTGAAAATATGCCCTCTTTAATTGAAATTTTTGTTGTGTCTCCGGTAATAGCGCCGCCTTCAGTGATCATTTTTCCTTCAGTTACTTGGAATGAGCTAAATTTAGTATTGTCGTTTACTTCTCTTCTTTTCATGTAGATTTCAGATGCAGTAATGAAGCTTTTGTTATATGGATCAGGATCATTAAAAATCATTCTACTACTTGTGATGGTTGCTGCCGTAATGGCGATACCGCTCATGGTTCCAAACTTGATTTTATCAGCTGAAAGGCTTCCGATCTTCGCGTTAGTTATTGATTGATCTTCAATATGGTTTGTGCCAATTCGCACCGTTAGCGCTGAAAATTCTGCTGTATAGTCGCTTGGCGTGTCATGATAGTTCACCGCTCTTATGCGATAGTACCAAACGTTATCTACACCGGCTGTATCATGAACCCATCCGCCCTCTTTCCCTCGCCATAATCTAGTGGAAAGAGAAGGTGTGAAACCTTGTACTTTAGAGCCGTAAACCTCATAAGCCGCAATATATGAAGAAGAATCAAAGTCCCATGCTAGAGAAACGCTTGAGAAAAGACCTTGAACAGAAACATTAGACGGTACAGGAGGCTTAATGTCAGGAAAATTCCCATCGGTAACAGTCACGCTGCGGTCAATATTATTTATTTTGTCCTCTATTTCATCTAGTCGCTTATCTGTTTGATAAACTTCTAGGAATTGGCCCATTTCTACTTGTTTTATGTGAGGGGCTATTATGTCATATTCTAAAGCAATAATGCGGGATTGAACTTCTATAGGGTCAGCCCGTTTCCGATCTATGGCCGTCCTGGTGTCTCCTAGCGAAACATGATCAGTAGGAATGACAGTTAATTCATATAGGCGTTGGGGAACTGAAGCTATATTTTTGAGATATTCAAATGTTTTTTGTAATAGCTCTTTCGGATCAAGTATGTTTTCATCCTGCCACTGGCCGAAAGAGTTAATGAACGTTCCGTCTGACTTTTTATATCCATACTTCTCTATTGCTCCAGGAAGCTCTACCCACATTTGCCCCCTCGGTTTGTCTGCGGGATCGCCAGCAGCTTTACTCCAAACCACATCGGCAAAATCAATATAACGAGAATGCCCTCCGTTCTCTGTTTCTACGCTGCCGCCCCATCCATACATAGCAGAAACCGGATAAGCCATGTCTGTAACATGAATGCTTTCAATGTTATATCCAGTCTCGAAACGATCACCCTCATCTTGCCCGCGTCGTGGCAGGATATTGACAACTCGTTCAATAATTTTATTGCTTTCCTCGTCAAAAGTGACAGTAAAGCGCAGCTCGCCGCCCCACACTTCGATAATTTTAGTGATAGCCTCGTAAGCGCTGATATGATAAAAGTTTGTAGATTGCGTTCCCGTCTGAGCCGTTACGTTTCCAGTCCATCTTGTGCCCGCTAAAACTCTATCTAAAGCATATTGTTGTGTTTGGTTTTGTGGCCGTATATCCTCCACAATGGCTTCAAGCAGCTCCATTTCTGCCGGCTCGCATTTCACTTCTTTTGTTGACTTGTTATCTATTGTTCCGGCATCTATTTCCCTTATTTTGAAGAGACGAAAAAAGCCGTCTTCATCTTTGAAAACGACTTGATTCAATCCGGTAACATATTGGCTGTCTTTATGTTCAGCGTCACATGTAAATGTGAATACCGCACCTCTGTCCAGCTCTTCTCTAAAGTTTGTAGCAAACAAGGTGCAAGCCTCTTCAGCGTCACTAGATAAGATAGCCAATGAATTATCATATCTATCTAGCACCCATAAATCAGCCATATGATCACCCGCCTATTATTTATATTTTTCCGTAAATCGCAATTCACTTGGACTGCTGGCTTTAACTTTCGCATTCTTCTTAGGAATATCGAAAAAGTCCGACTTAATTAGAACAGCAGAATTTTTCTTTGCTCCATTAACAAATGCCGCACGCTTCGCAAAGTCGATTGTAAGTTTATCGCCTGCTATGAAATTAAATTTCACATAGACACCTTGAAAAACGCTGCCATCATCATTCAATAGTTCAATGCTGTAAGTTGTAGCCGCTCCCGCGAATGTGCAATTAACTACAGGAGAAGTCGGGGCGCTCCCGTTGTGTTTAATATCCGTAACCGCTCCCGCTGTCTCAGATACATTAAAAACCACTTCGGCCCCGTGCTTGTAGGGATCAGGGCATATAAAATTAATCGTACCCTTTCCAAACTTAAAAACCTCGTCCAGTTGCCCTTCTCCATCAATCATGGCGTAGTATGTCCTGTCAGGCTCATCAGGAAAGACTAAAGGCCCTGGATTGTCTGTTACAAGCCAGTCGGCCACCTCTTCTTTTGCTTTTTGTAGGTCGTCAACGCCTTTTATAACTACATCCACGGGCAATGGACGGGCTTTTATTTTCTTTTGTCGTGGGTATGCACCAGGACGGCCAGGGATTTCTACCATATCCCACTCTATAGGCGCCCATATTGGCCGCTTTGTGCCTACCGTTGCATGAAAAAAGGGTTTTGATACCCCGTTAAATGTCATTGTCATTTGTACCGCCTCTTATCTGTAAAAGCTTGGCGTTGTTGTGCTTTTGTCATGTCTTTGTTTGTGAGGGAAGCAAACTGCCGACTGTTGATATTTAAAGCTGTTTGAATAGTTGGAATGTTAACCTCTATAGGGCGATTAAAAACGGCGTCTGATAGGCTTTTTACTGCCGCCGCAAGCTCAGTAATATTTAACGGCTTCGATTCTGTTGAAACGCTTAACATGCTTGATTTTATCCCCTTGAGATCCGGTAGCTCCGGCATGGCTGCAGCCGCTAAAGTATCAGCCGCTTTCATAATGTCTTTCTTCGTTGAATCCAAGCCAAGCTCATAACCCTGACCAGTGAATTCTCCAAGTACATATGTTTCTCTGGAAGGAGAATGAATAGACAAAGCCTTTTTGATCTTGTTCTTAACACCGTCTGCGATCTCTTGGGCTTTCTTCCATACTGATTTAGCCATTGAGCTAATGCCGTTAATCAGCCCTTGAATGATGTTTTTACCAATGTCGTATAAGTTGATGCTGCTGAAAAAGCTTTTCACCTTGCCCCAGATGTTTTTGATCGTGTCTTTGGTTCCGTTCATACTGGAGGATACTGACTTTTTCATATTGTTGAAATTATTTTTCACTGTTGACCAAACTGCTTTAGCTGCACCCGTAACCGCTGATTTAATTGAATTCCATACTGAGGAAGCAACGGATTTTACTGCATTAAATACACTGCTCGTCACTGATTTAACAGTATTCCAAGACGTTTTAACCGCATTCAATAAGCCTTTTACATAAGTTGTAACGACTGTTTTAATACCATTCCAAATAGATTTAGCTATTGAGGCGATCCCTTTAAAAATTGAGCTTGTCACACTTTTGGCCGTGTTCCAGGAATTCTTAACAGAATCCACTAGCCCTTTTACAAGAGAAGTAACAACCGTTTTTATTCCATTCCAGATCTGCTTCCCTGCATTGCTTATATTTTTCCAAATCTGCTGTAGATGATTGGAAAGCCCTTTAAAATCTCCTGTAACCAAATCGACAACCATTAGGACAGGCGTTAAAATCGCGTTTTTGATAATCGTCCAAACGCCCTTTGCAATATTCGAGATCCCGTTCCAGATTCCAGACACCGTCTTAGACATGATAGAAAAGTGTTTTTTCACTCCGTCTACAATGGCAGTTACTATATTGACAAGTGTCGATTTTATAGCTCCCCATACTGAAGAAACAGTGCTAGAAATGGTATTCCAAATACTTGATAGGGTTGTAACCATCACATTAAATGTAGGGCCGAAAATTGCAACAATACCCTGCCAAATTGGTTGTAGAATTGCCATGAAATTGTTCCAGGCTGTTTGGGCCGCTGTGGTAATTCCATTCCACAAGTTAGTGAAAAACGTAGATATGCCGCCCCAAATTGTTGAAGCAGTGCTGGCAATACTGTTCCAAATCGTGGAGAAAAACTGAGAAATACCACCCCAAATGGTAGAGGCGGTGCTCGAAATCGCTCCCCAAATCGTGGAGAAAAACGCTGAAATGCCGTTCCATATGCTCGTTGCGACTGATTTAACATCCTCCCAAATGCCTTTCCAGTCGCCAGTGAACACCTTAGAAAAAAACCTGATTAGACCGAGAATAACAGTTATTGAAATGTTAATAGCATTTTTTATGCCTTCCCATGCTGTCTCAACAAGGAATTTGACAACGGGCCATACTGCTTGCATGATAGCGCCTATGGCTAACATAGCCGTTTTAATAACTGTGGAAATAACATTCCAAACATTCTGCGCCGCTTGCATTATTTGAGTCCCGTTTTCATCCCAAAACTTCTTTATTGTTTCCATTTTCTCTTCAATAAAGCTCTGTATGGCTGACATAACGGGTTTAATGATGTTATTCATAACCCAATTCCAAGCCGCTTGCGTTGCTGATTTTATGGCATTCCAGGCTCCAATAACGGCCTTTTTAAACCAATCCGTTTTCGTCCATAGCAGATAAAGAGCTGCCCCTACTGCCGCTATTGCTGCCGCTACTAATGCGACCGTTCCCATCATAGCGCCAAGACCTGTAACTAACGGCCCTATCAGCATCCACACAGAAGAAAAAGCCGCTGCCATCCCGTTTATTAGTCCGATTCCGATTGCTAACGGGGATAGCAAAAGGGTTAAAGCTGGTAGTAAAAGCGTAAATCCGGCTATTACTTTGGATAACACAGGGTGGGCTTTGTTAAAATTGACTATCATTTTGGCTATCATCGTTATGAAATTGTAAACATAAGGCATGACTGCCGCGAAAACGTCCACTAACGGCTTAAATGCCTCTTTAATCGTAGCCATCATGGTGTTAAACGATTTTGCGTATGTGTCGTTTTCCATTGCTGCTTCATGCAGTTTGCCGTATAGCATAACGCAAGCCGCAGCGCTCGCAATAGCCACGGAAGCAAAACGCATTTGCCCTTGAGTGATCATTCTTGTCATGTCGTTTAACTGTTTCATGTTCGCCGTTGGGCCAAGCATTTTTAACGCTAAAACGGATGCGTTACCTTCACGCGCCATCCTCTCAAGGCTGCCTGTTACCCGTAACAGCCCGTTATTGACGGTGTAAAGTGGGTTTCCCATTCTCTTGAAATTATCTGAGATTTTTTCACTCTGGCCGCTCATGGCTAACATTTGACCTACGCCCTGGATAAAGCCGGCTTTCATGATCTCGTTGTTTTTCATGATGTTTTCTGTGGCCTTTTTATGCTCTTGACCAAGCCGCCGGACTTCTCCAATAAATTGTTCATTTGTGCCGGTGTAGTTCTTCATACTTTGCGCTAGTTTGAAAAACTTGAATTCTGTTTCAATAAGCTCCCTTTTGAATGGTATAAGGGCCTGCGCTGAGGCTCTATATGCCGCCTTCATTTCGGCGCTCATTAAGCGCAATCGTTCATTGTAACGGTTAGTATTCAAGCCATCTAAAGACCGCTGTAAGGTTCGTACGCTGCGCTGGGTTGGTGCTGTATCAAAAATGGCATCTATTACAACCCGTCCATCACTCATTTTTTACCACCCCTTCCGCGCAGGTTTTGGAAGAAGGCTGACGCCTTGGCGTCCAACTCTTTAATGGCTGCTTCTTCATCAACTGGCTTTTTATTTAGGGCGTAAATCCGCTTTAATTCCTGAATTCGTTTGCGTTCTTCTCCCTCTTTTGGCAGCTTCATTGTTCTAATCTCAATGACTTTTGAGAATTTAGCGTCCTCGCTCAAACCTTTTAGAAGGGCTTGGAATTTGCGCCAGTGTAATTTCCCTTGCTGTTCGAATAGATCGAGGTTGTAATCAAACAAAAAAGACGCGTATATATACTCCGCGTCTTGTTCAAAGTCAAAAACCTCATCTTTTTTGCTTGTGCTTTGTTCGCCTTCTGAGGTGTTTTGTTCATCCTCGTTTGTGCTTTGTGGTTGATGCTGAATACTGTCTTGCGCTGTTTCTCCTGGTTCATGAATAAAGTTGTCAAAAATGGCTTTAACCAATATCACTTTTTCATCCAGTGAAAGCTCTTCAACGTCCTCTTTGTTTTCAGCAAAGACAAAAGCCAGAAGCGACCATTTTTGCGCTTCGGTGAATTCTTCATCTTCCAGCAGTTCAAACGCACGCAGCACCACATCAAAAAAGAGACGTAACTTTATACGCCTCCCCTTGAATTCAATCACATCTTCTTCAAAACGATCAGTAAGCTTCATTGCTGACCATCACTACTTTATATAGTTTTTTGCTTTCTCCGCTTTGCTCGTTCCCATTTTTTCGTCTAGTTTGCTTCTAACGACATCCACGACTTTAATCATGTTGTAAACAGACTTGCCGCCAGCTTGATAGATAAAATCAAAATTTTCTTCACCAAAATAGGCACTAATGATTTCTTTCATAGCCTCGTTTACATCTTCTTCAGCTTGGGAAATTTCTTCAGCAGGAAGATCCGCCAAATTCAAATTTTTATATTTCTCATATTTTTTCTTCATCTTGGGGTACAATTGTTCCCTCTTTTTCAAATTTTCATCATCGTAATAAACCTCAAATACTTTCCCGCCAATTTCAAAGTCTTGTTTAGGTGCTTCTAAATCAATTTTAACAACTGTCATATCATTACATCCCCTTTTTAAGTATTAGAAAGAGCATTAGCAATCGCTAACGCTCTATGTCTTGTATGTTGACTTATTAAGCTGGTGTTGGCTGTGTTTTCGTGACGATCTGAGACATTGGAGACTCGCCGCCCTCGTTCACTGCGGTTACATTTACAGTTAACTGCGTATCTGCCGCAATTCCCGTCAGTGTGTGTGATGTCGTCGTGACATTCGCGTCTAACTTCTTATCTGCGCCTCTATAAACATTGTATGAGTCCGCCCCTTCTACGGCTTCCCATTCTACTGTTACACTATCTGAAGTAGCTGTGTACCGTAGATTTTGGGGCGCATTAGGGTGTGGCTGTCGTTTCTGTCGGCTCACCATTGAAGTGAATTTCCACACTGATTTCACCTTTAGCTCCGGCATCCCCGCCAGGGCCTTCAATAGCTGCAATGGTGCAAGGGCCTTCTAAAATATCTCCGTTCGGATCTTCCCATTTGAAATTAGTTTCACGTCCAGGGCCAACTTTGGTGTACTTGCTAAAAATATAATCTTGAACCTTATCACCAAAATATCTGTGACCTTCAAATGAGAGAGTAACTTGGCCGCCCATTACGGTTGTTGATTTAAGACCGCCGCCATTGAGGTACCCTGTTTGGTCTGTTTCTTCGTTCATGGCTGATTCAAAACTGCTGAACCCTACTGCTAGTCGTTCGTATGTCCGCTCTGTTCCTTCCGGCGTAATATCAAGAAAAAATTTATGTGCTGAGTTAATTAAGAAGCCCACGTTTTGAGCCATTCAACCCACTCCTTATAGGTATAGTTCCGCTTGAAACATTGCGGTATATATGTGGCCCTCTGGTGTTTTTTCAACCCAGTTAGGCGTTGTGTAAACTTCGCATTTAACAAAAGTAAAAGAGCCGTCACCACTTGTGACCGCTCCATTTGTTAACGTATCTAATTTGTCTGATATTTGCTGACATGTTGTATATGAAATATCCGATTTAAGATGTCTGACCAATATTTGAAAGGGAAAAATGTAATTTCGGGACATATCCAGGTTTTTAGTCGGTTTAACGCCCGGAATTGCCAAAATTGAAATATCGTTTCCATCTTTTAACGGTCCCACAGTCAAAGGCTTTTTGAATAGAGGTATGTTACTTTCGATATACTGCTTCATTCGGTCTAAAAAGTCCATAACCCACCCCCTAAAAAGTCCGATTCCGTAGGTTTTCCATGGTCCTCAACCAACGGGTCAGAAAATAAGCCTTTGCCGCTTCAAACCATAGCCCCCGCGCATTCGGGTTTTTATCTTTCGAGAAGTTGTACTGTGGATTATAGTAGACCTTCTTCGCATAAGGCGTGTCCCATATAAGCTTTCCGTTTTCAAGATCAGACGCACGCTGTGAACTGGCAATCAAGTTGCCGGTATCGTGGGGCGCGTAGTAATTTGCGTCTTTAAGTACTTCGGACGATAACAGGAATTGACCCTCTTTATCAAAGTTATCAACTCTGCGCGAAAGGTTTCCAAGATCCACACGGACATGACTTCTCATTTGATTTCCACCTCATAGTGATGGGGTGCGCCTGGGTTTTCATCGTACATTTCTTTGACCTTCTGCACCTCGTATGTTTTCCCGTTAAACGTAACCCTGGATTGTTCTTTCAGACGCTTGAATGGCTTTGAGTTTAAGCGATCAATAAAGATAACAGACTGGCCTTCCACATCATCGCGGACGTTGTTTCGCATAATGGCCGTGACAGGCTCAACCCTAACTTTCCCAATGGTGATGGGGGCCTCAAACTCGCCGCCCCATCCGGTTGTATCTTCTGCAATCTCTTCATATTCGATTGAGTGTATAAGCAGCTCAATAGGGATTGGTTTAGCCATGAACGGACACCCCACGATATAGCAGACCTGTAGGCGCTAAAAATGAGAGTACAGACGGGCTGACACGCGCTGATTGTGTGCCGGAACTGCCATTCGAACTAGAGCCGCCGCCAGTGCTATAGCTGAATGATCCAACGCTGACACTGTTCATGTCATCCGTTCCTGCGTTAACCGCCGCATCGCCGCCTTTCATGACATAAAACTCTACCTGGGCCGCTGCCGCCTTCATAATCAAGTCTCTGAAGAGTGGGGGAAGGCTGTTAATGTCTTTTCCGTATAGCTGAAAGTTTGTTACCTGGTCTATAATGTCGCTCGCCCGTTCAATATACCTTTCAAGATCAGCAGAATCAGGGGCCGCAGCCCCTATATAGACATCGTTATAATATTCAGGAGTGATATAGGGCATATTTACCCCTCATTTCTACTCTTTTTTGCTGTCTTTCTCGGCTTTTTTAGCCTTTTTCAGCTCCGCTTTAAGCTCTTTTACTTCTGCTTCTAGTGCTTCGATTTTGTCTAATGCTTCGTTGTGTTCACTGATAGGAACAGTACGGCCGCCAGTTGCGCGCTTCAGAACCTTGCCGCTCTCATCAATTTGATCATATCCATCTCTTAAATAACCATTAACGGCCTCGTCTGAGACCGTTAAAACACGATTAAGCTTTTTCACTTTTGCCATGTGTAAAGTACCTCCTTATTCGTTACTACCCTGCCGCTTTTGTTTTGGTTACGATTTCCGACATAGGAGACTCGCCACCAGGCCCCACGGCTGTAACATTAATTGTCAGTTGTGTGTCGGCGCTCAATCCGTCAGCTGTGTATGACGGTTGTGTCACGCTCTTGTCGAACGTTTTGGCTGCACCTCGGTATACGTTGTATGATGTCGCCCCGTCTACCGCATCCCATTTTACCGTTACTGAGTCAGCTGTCGCTGTATACGATAGATTACGGGGCGCGTTAGGGTGTAGCAGGCGTGATATTGAATGCCATTCCGGGAACTTTGCGCTCAATGGCGAATACATCCCAGTATTTGCGTTCAAAGTACAGGTATTTTCCGCCTGTTTTCGCGCTTGGCTGATCAAGTGACACAAATTCATAGCGCTGTGGCGCAAGCATAGAATCAGGGTGAATCAGAATCATGTTAATTTGAACAGCTGAAGGATCTACAACCGCCCCCCGTGTGAAGTCGTACACTGTTTTCATTCGTGCGGACGGAACAGGCTTAACAGTGACTTCATCAAGTGAACGAACACCACGGCTGATATTGCCATTATTGTTTGTCACTGACAAAGAACGTGAAATTTGTTGCGCGTTTTTAAGAACTGTATAGATTGGCGCAGCTACATATAAAATCCGTCCTTCCAGTGGCACTTCCGCTTCGTCCATTTGTAACATTAGTTCATCATAGACGCCCAAAACATTAGTTTCGTCAATTTTAGTCGTATCGGCTTTCCCGCCATATTGCTGGAATTCAGAATAAAGCTTTGAAGCCATGTACTTATCCATTTCAGGGATTTTCTGCTCGTCATTAAAGACCTTTGTGATATTGGCAATAGTAATAGCCATGTTTGTCTCGTCAACGTCCACCGGATCAACCATAGTACGGAATTCACGGTCATGGCCTAGTGTTTTAGTTTCCCAGCTGTTATCAACCTGGCGTGAGAATGTGCCAATATCCTCGCGGTTATAGTCGGTCATTCCTGTTACATCAATGCGTGGAATCTGAATCGTTTTGGCATTCACCCATTTAATGCGGGAATTGTTCGGTGTGTTGTAAAGCTCCGTGAAATAAAGACCTTGTGCAAATCTTTGTTGTAAACCCTGTGAATAAAGCTCTGCATAGTTTAAGTTTGGCATATGTCGTTACCTCCTATTATTTGAACGCTGCCGCCCAAGCTTCTAACTCGGATGACGGTTGTTTTTTATGTTCGCCGTTTGTAAATTTTGGCTGTGGTGTTTCTTCCTGCTGCTGTCCTTTGAAGTGCGGATATTTCTCTACAACTTTTTGAATAGCTGCATTCATATCCACTTCATCGGATACAAGGCTTTTAGCCAATGTGACCACATCTGTGACCGAATCAGCGTTTACGCCTGCTTTCATAGCTGAAATTTGCGCCTTTAGCGTTTCGTTTTCGCTTGAAAGCGTTTGGTTTTGGGTTTCAAACTCTTGTAAGCGTTCGGCCTGCTTCTCGGCTTCTGTTTTTTGTGAATCTTGCCACTCTTTAAACTTGGCAAGCCCCTCTTTTGCGTTTTTGAAGTCCTCAACGCCCAGCTGCTTCAATAAACTTTCTTTAGCTGCCTTTGCTTCCCTAGCCGCAATGTTGTTCACATCTTCCTGCGTGAACGTCTTTTCTCCCTCATTTGAAGGGTTTTGCGGATCTTGTCCACCTGGCTGTTGACCTTCCGGGTTAGCCGCCGGATCGGTGTTATTTGCGCTGCCTGCGCCTTCATCTGCGAAATGCTGCAGATTTAGTCTTAAAAGTCTATCTCTCATGTTAAAACCTCCCGAATGGGTAAAATACTTCTGTTTTCTTTAACGCCCACTACAGATAAACGGGCAAGAAAAAAGAGCCTTACGATAAATAAACCGTTGGCTCTTCTTTCTTGTTTGCTTCTTCAATTTTCCGCAGTGCTAAACCCATGTTAAAAACAATGGCTTCCAATTCCTCAACCTTCTTTTCTAGCTTTTCGTGATCTTTTTTCAATACAAACATGCTGCACCGCCTTAATTGTATATTTGCTCGCGCTCTCGTCTCCGTGTACGCCCTGTTTCCTCTAGGAAGGCCCTTAGCCTTGCCTGACCGTCTAAAACCTTCCTGTGTGCCCGTTTCGCGCCAATTTCATCATTCATTTTTTCGAATGTGGCAAGCTCTCTTTTGTTGTTTCTTATATTGCGTTCTAACGCCCTCTGTTTTTGGCTTTCTTTATATGCTTTTTCGTTCCGCTCTGCATTAACAGGATGATAACGTTGTTCTGAAATGCCTGGAATGTAGGGATACTGAAAATGGCCGCAGTTAATGCCAAACAATCCGTCCGGTTCTCCCTTACTTGTGCTGGATAGCGCCGGATATTTCGGATCATTGCCGCTCCTGCTGAATATCCTGCCTTGATACGGGGCGCATTTGGGCCGTGCTCCTACGTGTGAGCTGATTTCTACCAAGTCCACGCCGTAACTATCAAACCTTGAGTCCTGCATTTCGTTAGCAACGTTGTTACCCATTGTTCGAATGACCGTATAAGCGTAACCCTCCGCATACCTTCGTTTGCCGTCTGCTGTTATTAATGCCGGTATTCCCTTTTGCGACCAATCTTGCACGGTGCTTCTCAGGGCTTGTTGTGGCGTTTTTAGTCCACTGATAACTCCTGCGACTGTCTGAGTCAGTATGTCACGATACACTACCTGGCTTTGAGTCAGCATTGTTGAATTGACAAGGTTGTAAATATCAGTTGCCTGCCTTGCGAATGCGTCTAGGATCTGCCATATGGCCGGATCTTGTTTGACTGGCAGTGCTGCCATAAGGGGAATGCCCTGAGCTATCGCCTTTTGAAGTACCGTCTCATTCGCTTCTATGCCTTCCATGCCAATGTTCTGAAGGATTTCACGGATCTTCTTTTGTGTAAGCTTACTTTTCTTTGATATGGCCCGTATATTCTCCCGTGTGAGTCCGCCGATCTGTTCAAGCTTCAGCGCATACCATTGATTAACGTCCGCTTCCAAGGCTTTTGTATCCTTCGCCAGCAACGCGCCAATGTTCTCTAATATCTCCGTCTGAATGGACGAATATATCTGAACGATAGGCCAGGACAATTGTTCCGCTTTCTCAGGTGTTACGCGTGCCATCAGACACCGCCGCCGCCAATATCACTAACATCTGGCAGCTCGGTCGCCGCTTCTTCCTTCGCTTCTTTGATAAGCTCCCGCGCTTGCTCTTCAGGCACTTTGAGAATATGCATAAGGCCCATATAACGAGGCATCAGCCCGTTATTCACTAACTTCAAATAGAAATTTGCGTTCGCGTCCCGATCCTCTGCTATAGAGTCGTCGAAATCAACGGTCACTTCGTAGTCAGGAGGAACAGCAAACACCTTGTAAAGCTTTGCGAGATCGCAAATAGTGGTAATCAGATTTATAATTCCCTCTTCGATCACAGTCTCATGGCTGTTCTTCGTTTGGAATGTCTTACTGTTCTCGCTGACTACCTCAGTTGCCGTTTTTACGCCCTGACCATCAAAAGAGAACACGCCAGGACTAAACCCTATTTGCATTGCGAAAAGATCCAATAGGGATTGAATAGCCTTAACGTGTTCTTCCACTCTCAGCTCAATAGAGTTGTCAACGATCTGCTGCCTGTCTACATCATCAAAGTTGAAAGCCTCGTATACTTCGTCACTAGCGTCAAAATATCGGTGAAATTCCTGGGTTTCTTTATTAATAACTGTCCTGATAGCTGTATGAGGAACAATGATACGCTTTTTACCCAATCTGAACTCTCGGTGATAGCTGTCAAAGGCTGTATCGAGGGCTTTTATTGTGTCGATAGCATTCGCATATAGCGAAACACCTAAAGGGCTTTGCAGATCAATGTTATTCGCTATGTTTGGCTTGATATAAACAAACAAAGGGCGCGTAAGTCCTTCAATAGTCGCTTCCTTAGCTAAATCGGGATAAAGTGTGTCAAGCGCTACCTCTATTCCCAATTCACTGTTATTATCCGATTGGAACAGCTGATTTCTAATGACATATTCTTTTCCATCCCATTGATGCCATTCAAGTAGCGTGTACCACTTATTGCCCCTTTTCGAAACAGTTAGGAACACACCTTCTGTTATATCGCCGTTTGAATACGCCAATGGGATAAAGCAATCGGCAGTAACATAGCTGATCTTTATTCTCTTTTGCCCCGCCCTATCCGTATCAACGTAAGCTTTGAGAACCAGGCCACCAAGGGCAAACATGTTTTCCAGGCGATCTTGAAACAGCTTATAGAATTTGTTGTATTTAAAAACGCCTTCTATCTCTTTAGAAAGCTTTTCATTTGAAATATTGATCGCGCATTTTTCGTTAAAGATAAGGCTCGCCATTTCTTTACTGGCTACTTTCGCCATTCCCAACGTAAACATGCGCCGTGTGCGTTTTCCGCCCTCAATGGTTGTAAATTCTACCTTGTGGAATGGTTCGCCGTTGTATTCATCCAATTCCCCTTTATACAATGGCAGCCATACATTTTCTATCATCTGATAAAAGTCATCATCCACTGGAAGGGCCTGAATGTTTGAAACTGACTTGATATTCTTGATCAGCCCCATTTTCTGCATCACCGCCTTTACTTTTGCAATTAGGCTTTTGAACATTGTGTCACCGCCCTATTTCACATACTCTTTATAAAAATGATTCACGGTGTATCTAAACTCGTCCATACTGTGGTTGTTCTCGTCAATTGGCTTGCCGTTGTCGTCACGACAATATAAGCCGCTTTCCTTAATGAAGTGGTAATGATCATATTTTTCATCATCAACCAATCGGAACATATCTTCTGTTATGGTGTTCTGCGCCCGCTCGATACCAACCTCAATTCCTTTTGAAGTGCCCTTGATGTCCTTTGCGTTATTGTCTGCCTTGGACGTATCAACGCCTATAAGGTGCAGCTCTTCACGCAACGATTTACAGGCCGGATCGACAAAGAACCTCGTATACCGCATCTGATATTTGTCAAAGCAGTATTTTATAAATGCCTTTATCTCCCTTGCGTAAATACTCATTGCCTTTACCTGTCCGGTATCTGCGCCGGAATGATAGTAATGCGCGACACGATTAAGCCTGAACTTACCATCACATAAGGTGACGATATTACATGAGACACTTGTCGCGTCAGACTGTCCGCCATCAGCAGCAAAAAACATTTCGTAAGGCTCACCAAGCAATGTCCTTTCTGTGTGCGCCTCAAGATCAAGCATTCCGTATATTACGCCTTGTGGGTTTACCCGCTTCCCTTCCCAATCTCGCTTGAATAGGTACGGGTTCTTCTTCAGTGTGTTGTAAATATCTTGTTTCCTGTCGTCAGTCAAAATAGGGTTGTCGTGTATCGTCCAGTGTTGCCAGCGTGTGTTCTGTATCTCAAACACTTCTTTAATGACCGGATGATTCGGGGCCGGTGGGTTCAAGTCCGCCAGGTGATAGCGCATCTTTGCCGCAAACGTCCGCCGGAAACATTCTTGAATCATATCCATGTGCAGGAGATTGATCTCACAGAACACAACTGAGCCTAGCGACATACCTGTGATAACGTCTTTGCTGTTAGACTTGCCGCCGCCCTTGTAATAAACCTTCTTTAATCCGTTTGGTGTTGTAATCTCTAAATAGTCCCCTATTTCATCATGCTTAACCTTCGCCAAGTCGCCGAAAATGTGAATAAGGCCTGTGCCGTCACCATCCATAAATAGCCGGAAGGCTTGTTCTTGGTTATAGGCGACAATCAAATGATTTTGGTCTGGCGTCACCGTCAAATAAGCAGCATATCGAAAATGGCCCGCTGTCGTCTTTCCTGACCGTGGCGTTCCTTCGTTAACCTCTAATGTGACATCAAACGGCCGCCTTATGACGCTAGTTTGCTTAGGAGAAAACACGATTTTCATTGTTCGTTGTTCCCCTTCATCACATCAACAAGCGCATCGAGTAGGCCTGTGTCCTTTTTGACGCCTTTAAGCAGCTTTGTCCGCTCTTTCGTAAGCTCGGTATCTGCCTTGATCTTGTTTGTCTGCGCCTTCGTCTGATTGTCTTTGATCTCAGACTCTTTGCGCCATACGTCAGGCTGACGATTTTTAAGCCAGAATATAGCTGCGCCTGTGTCGGGGTGAACTTCTTTGACGACACGTTTAGTGATTTTCAGTTCACTTTCACCGTTCATGTTTTGAACATATTCGTATGTGTCCTCATTGTACTGATAGCCTAACGCCCGCCTTAACAAAGCATTTTCGACTTTCATATCAATGACGGCTTTCCCTCTTTTTAGGGCGTCATCTATGTCAGGATGCTTTTTCTTCCACTCATAAAGCGTCTGCCGCTTAATTCCCATGTTATGAGCGATATCTTCCTCAGTCAGACCATCACGCGCCCAATGCTCTATCTTCTTCAGGCCATCTTCCGTGATCCACTCTGCATACTTAGCCTGTGCCATTTACAAACCTCACCGCCTCCTATTCTTTTTTGATGCAGCTCCTGAACATGCAAACGTATTTATTGCCTGCCCAGGAACCCCACACGCAGCCATTACATTTGTGCGCCTCTTTCTCCGCTTTCAGTGCCGCTTCCCTTTCCTCTTCCTTCTTCCTTTGCAAATAATCGTATAGGCTCATTTTCATATCTCCTTTTGTTGTCTCTGATCTGTGCCCGCACTCAAGCGCTGTTTAGGCTTTCAATCGTTTCCCTGAGAATCACCGGACACAGGTCACAAACAACATAAAAAAGCGACCCCGCTTATTAGCAGTGCCGCCTTAAATATTTATTGCCTCCCAATGATAAGACTGTGATGGGATCACCCTACATGTTATTAAGTAGCGAGGTCTTACCGGCAATATCGTCCAGGCTATCCCCGAACCCTAAAATAGCGAATTGCGACCCTTGACCCACTCACTTAGCCGCTTGTGTCACCCATACGAACGCGACACCACCACAATAAAGCCGGTTATCGTTATACGAATACCGGATGTCCAATCATACACATGGCATATCGGACGGCGACCCTTGACCACCCTTAGCCGCTCACGACATCCGCAGAATATGCCGCCACCACGAACGCCCCAAGACTCCCACACCTTGGCGCTCCTACTCTAAATCAGACTTTTCCCGAATCACACCCTCGGAGGAATCCCGTATACATCAGCTTCCCTGGCCTTCGCACGGGATGAAATTAGTAATGTTATTGTTATTAATCACAATATTAATATCAATATTGTTATCATTATCGTTATTGTTATTAATATTGTTATCAATGCAAAATAAAAAGACCGCTGCGGGGTAACAGCGATCAAGAAAAGTGAACAATCGAAGGGGGAATCTTCAATCATGGAATTTGACGGAATCCCTTGGCGGAACTTCCTAATAACATAATAACACATCTAAAAGCGTAAAAAGTAGCGAAAAAGTAGCAATAAAGTATCCTAACAGGAGACAAGAGAGCCTATAAAAAAGGCCCTCCTGTGTTCAGTCCAATTTGAAAATGTTACATAGTCCGATCATAAGTTTATCCATTACGCTGTTCCTGATACGCTGTATGGTTTTCTCATGGTATCCCATAACCTCAGCCACTTGTTCAATTGACTTGAGTTTGAAATATCGCTCTTCTACAAATGTTCTTTCTAACTCTTCCAGCTGTTCTAACGCCCTGTCGATTGAATCAACAATCAGCTGATACATTGACATGGTTTCCTTTATGTCTAACGCCTGTTTGCTCTCAATCCGATCTAAAGCAGCGTTTTCGACTTTGCTTGTAATGTTGAACGTGCCGGACGATCCTTCTTCTGCTGAATATGTGGCCGTCATTCCTGGCAAAATCCAGTCCAGTTGCTGCTGTAGGTTCTTAATGCCGGCTTTGTATGATTTATAATTCCTGAGATAGCTCTCAATCTGTTTTTTTCGGTCTTTTTTCTCTCTGCTGAGTTGTTTCATTCTCCCCGTCCTTCCTGGCTCCGGCGCTATTCTTCTTCTGTGATAACAATTGCGTTATTGATTGTGACACGTTTCCCGTCTATATCGAATTTCACTTTGTTTCCGTAGTCATTGACTTCAACGTCAAATTTACCTTTATAGGTTTTTATTTTATTTCCGTTTTGATCATAAACGGTTGCCGTTCGCTCTAGTCCGCTGTTTGATGATTTAAAATCCTTTACCGTCCGATCCCACGATTCACATCCAGTTGCTAAAATGAGAATTGTAAGAACGGTGCTAATGATAACAATAATTTTCTTCATTTCTTCATCTCCTTTATTAATATCATGGCGAAAATTATAAAAAACACTGTCATAACTGCGGCCATTACCGTCATTACCCCAAGTAAAATGTTAATCATTCCGTATCCTCCTTCAAAGTATTGCGAACGCGACAACCAGGGCAATAATAGACGTGATGCAGATTGCTGTCATTTGGTTTCGCAATTATTGGCTGCTTGTTTCACCAATAACACCGATCAATGAAATGGCTATAACGATCATGAGTAGGATTTTGAATGCTGTGATCATAGCAGACTCCCGTCAACTAAAAGAATATCGTTTTTTCTTTCTTCGAATTTTTTCATGGTTTTTATGACGTTCATTCCTGGAACATTTTGAACGGCATTACCGTAACGTATCAGAGCAATTTCCCGATCAACTTCTTTCGGGTTGCCGTGGAAATTTTCAATATCAAACATCTTGGCGTATACCTTTCCCGCCTTCACTTCGTCTTCTGCGGAAATTAGAGCATAATATGGATCATGAACCTCATAATATTTCATCACTCTTTTGTTTGTTCCTTTTTCCGCTTCATCTATCTTCTGTATAGCCGCCTCAAGATAAACCGCTTTATCCAGCGTTTCTTCTAGTGCGTGCTGTAGCCATTCTCGTAAGCTATGAGAATCCGTATGAACCTCTTTTCCGTATTTCTTTAACCCTTTCGCCTGCTGCGCCTCTATCTTTTGATAAATGCTGCTAATAATCTTGTTTTCGCTCATCTTAGCCCTTCCTCTCGAATTATTATGCTAACTAAACCTTGAGAGAATTTTAGATTTTTCGCAATCTGCCTTGTTGTCATCCCTAGGTCTAAATAACTTTTGATTTTTCCGATTAACTCCGGCGTGCGTTCGATTCGGTATGCTTGTTTTTCCTTGATTCCGAACTCTCGCATAATGTTCCCTACGGTTGCAGCACACATTTTGACATCGAGCTTTTCAGCTATTTCCTTTTGCTTCAAACCTTGTTTGTGGTATTTTTCGATCTGCGCTATAAGCTCCGGTGTACGTTCGATAACCTGTTTTTGTTTCGGTATTCCTATTGAGTCCTTATAGGCGTAATAATCATATTCGTTGGAAAATCCGAACTCTCTCGCTATTTCCCTTTCATGCATGCCTTTTTCTCGTCTTTCCTTGTATTCATCCACTGTAAAATAGTGAATCGGGCGTTTTGTTTTCTTCCCTACACCGTGCTTAACCTTCCAAAGTAAAAGAGTTTCTAGTGAAACGTCCAGCTCGTTTTTAGCTATCTCAAAATCACGCATTCCCATGCTGTGCAGATCCATATACTGTTCAGGTGTAAATCCGATTTCCTCAAGAATGCACATTGAAAGCCCCTCCTTACGCTTAAATTAGTTCCTCAAGATCATCTAAAGGTTCGTTCTGTTTCTTCGGCCATTCCCATGTAGAAACGTGTTTTTCGTACGGCCTGATTGGGTGTTTTTTGATATATTCCTGGCGCTGCTCTTCTGTCATTCTCCATACGACTACTTCCCCTGCACGTCTTGAATTTCTATTTGAACTCATAATGATTTCCCCCTTGTGATTGATAAAGTACCCCGTGGCTCCTGCTGAATGGTATTTCCTGTTTTACTGCCTGTTTGGTTATGCCTTCTTCAAATATCGTAATGACTTGCAGCTCTTCGCGATCATAATTAGTTGCCTCCCACTGAACTACACGCCGCGCCATCCTTCACACCCCTTTTTCGGGATCAACCCAAGAAATTGTCATTCTTTTATTTCCGTTAAGGTTTTCCGTTCTCACTCCGAAACCTTGTTCTTTCAATATGTTTGAAACTGCTTTGCAAAGCTTTTCATCTTCTTTGTCTTCAATCTGAATATCTTGATATGTGTGAAATTTACCTTTTTCCGCTTCGGACTTAATGCGCTGATATATGTTTGATAATGCGATTGAATTTAAAACCTTATCTTTAAAATCGGAATGATAGTCACGCGCTTTTTCGCAAGCTTCTTTTGCTGTGATCATATTTCCCCTCCAACTTTCGACAAACTTTTACTTTTTTCGACATTTTGAAAGCATAACTCTAGGTAATCGAGGGGAACACCCCGCCTTGTTCTGATTGGATCGCAATTAAGATAGATGTCCTGGTATGGAATCGACTTCGGGCCGTTGTCTTTGGCTGCTTCCCAATACTTCAGGAAAAACGGCATTCTCACAAAGTAAAATTCCCGCAATTTTGAAAATTCAATTAATAGGAATGATATGCCGCCTTGATCCATGAACCGTTTAAGGTATTCGACTTGGTGATCATGGACGTTCTTCAATTCAAACCGTGTGTTTATTTGTGTTGCCTTCGCATCAAACGCGATTCCTCGCCCCTGGGCTATCCCTACATAGTCAACGGTGCTTTTCTTCTCGTACACGATCCGGCCCCGTATATTCTTTGTCGGCGTTGCTACTTCGTCCACTAGCGCCCAGCCCTTATGCTTATATACGGCGTTTGTTTGGTTTACAAGTAGCTGAAGGCCCTTTCCTCTGTTTGCGTAATTGATCATTTAGCAACCTCCCAAAAAGTCAGAATGATATAAGCAGCAACCCCGACCGACAGCCCTTGAATCAAGCTGATAAAGACGATAAAACCTATTTCACGTAGAAGTGCTTTCATTCAGCATCCTCCTTATTGATCCGGTTACTCCTTCTATCTGCAAACATGATCGTTTGATATTCCCTTAACTGCTTTTGAATAGTTTCCGCAGACACTAAAGGGTAAGCAGTCTTTTCCCACAATATAAAATCACATTGCTTATCGTCCGCATCGGGAAAGTATTTCCTCACTAAATCTATCCACGTCATTACACCATTTTCGGGGCTTTCTATCACCGCTTTAACCATCAGACAGCACCCCAAGACATTCTAAGGCTATCTCTCAGACCCGCCGGCCGCAAAGTAGTCTTTGACTTCACAGGAAGCCCCATGATGAACAGCGTCCGCGTTTCCTGGATAAGCGTTTTTTCATTGTGCGTTACAAACTCTTCTTCCTGTACCCTCTTCACCATGCCGCCATACTGTGAAACTACTTCTCTTTTAATCATTTTCATATCAGCTCCCACCATTTGAATTTTTTACGTGTGCGCCCGCATGTGACGCACGTATTGAAACAGTTTATCTTGTGGTATCCTCTAACTTTGCAGATGGTTCCTTTCATCTTTTGGATCATTTAGCAGCCTCCCATTCTCGAAAACTATACGGATAGTCTGTTGTTTGAATAAATCCGATTTCTTTCGCCTTCTGCCGGATTTTCATACATCCCTCATAGCTGTAAGCCCATATTTCTTTATAATCCCTCAGTTCGCCGCATTTCCCTGTTATGATGAACTTTCTAAAGCTGTTGACCAATTGCCACATGTTGCCCCCATGCGAAAAGCCGTTTGGACTCCCGTATCCCATTTCATACGGATAAACATCATCACCCGTGTAATCATCAACGAAGAACAGTCTTTTCTTAAATCTGAAATACGCCACCCGATCCTTGGATTTACAGAAGAAAGTACGTCTGTCTATGCTTGCGATAAGTTTTATCAGGTCATTAATATCATTCATGCGTTTTATTTGCTCTGTACTTGGCATTATTCCGCTTCCCCCTTCAGCTGCTTCAAACACTCTTCAAGGAATGGGATTTCCTCTTTTGTGAATTGTATTGTTGTGTCCCCTTGAGAAAATTCGAGCACTTCGTTTCTTTGCGCTTTCTTGAATTCATCTAATCTCTTTTTATAGAACGGGATTTGGGCTTTTTGGAATCTCACAGCCTTATATCTGCCCGCATAAATCTCTAAAACTTCATTAATCTTATAAACTAGCGCCTCTTTCCCGCCTGTTTCTTTCACCAATATATAACTTCCATGCCCTATAACTCTGACGCTCACTGCGTTTCCCCCTCAAGTCGTTTTAATTGCTCTGTAAGCTCCCTGAACCATTGCCGGTCTTTTGCATCTAACGCTATGTCAATAATCAATCTCAGTTCGTCAGAATCGAATTTCGGCGCGTCTCTGTGTGGTATCTTCTGAAGCTCATCTTTCCGCTTTCTATAATAAACTTTTCTACCAACTTTAACCATAATGATAGAACCATCTAACCGCGACACTTTCCCCATTAAAAGCCGGCCATGATCACAAGTGAAACTAACCCAGTCACCCACTTTTAGCCATGCCATATATGCTCCCCTCTCGCTTTTCTATCTGCCCGTTGTCTAAAAGGTCATAGATTAAGAGAAAAACTTCTTTTATCGGTCTTTTAATGCTCGCTGCTATCTCGTTAATAGGTACACCCTCGGCCCATTGCATTTTGACGGCTTCTATCTCTTTGCTCTTCCAGGAAAAATCGTAATCCTGTAGCATGATATATAAAGCCATGCCGCGCCCTCCTTAGTTTGCATCAAAATGCATTTTGAATTTTTTCTCGCAGTCCTCACATTCCAGTACGAAAGTTTCGCCGCATTTGTCTACATCTTCCTCTTGCCATTCCGCCCCGCAGTAAGGACATTTTATATTTGTTACAAATTTCAAAACCTCTGTATCTTTGTAAAAGCGATATATTTCTTTCACTCCGCTTCCCCCTACGCTTTCCGCTTATCTTTCCCGATCATCGTCTGAATGTTGGCGTTATCCATTACGCGACTGAAATTCCTCGGCCCGATCATACTTTCTAACCCTTGAATTTTGTTAGGGTTATCCTCGCTCATTGGAATATTAGGATTTAGGTTTGTTGTAAAAACGGTGTTCATTCCCTGGCGTGCGTCTAAAATCGGGAACAAAACATCATGCACAAGCCAGTCCGTGTGATTCCCCGTTCCTAAATCGTCCAATACCAACAAGTCAGCTTTTTCGAACCGCGCAAATATTTCATGCTCTTGGTACTGTGAATCTTTGTTGTACGTGGCCCTAATGCTTTTTGACATCATCGGAATATTGACGAATATTGCCGTATGCCCTTTCCTGATAACCTCGTCACATATCGACTTGCTTAAATGGCTCTTCCCTGTGCCGTATGATCCCCAAAATAGAAGGTTTTTCGGTTCTTCTAGGCTAAACACCTCTAAATATCTTTTGGCTGTCTGTAGCCCCTCTGACTCCATTTGCGTGTACTCTATGAAGTTGTCAAAGCTTGCATTTCTCAGCTTCGGATTGATGAAGGAAAAAGAGCTAAAGTCTTTTTGAAGGTTTTTCAGTTTGGTTTTTTCGTTTTCTTCCAGGATGTCTTGAGCTAGTTTTCTATCTTCCTCCACCTTAAAGCACGGCAAGCAGTAGTCATATTTTTTCTTCGTCAGCTGGCCCGTTTCCCGATCCGGCATGACTATTTGGAATATTTCATATGGCCGTTTGCATACTTCGCAAGTCTTTTCACCAAGCTTTTCTCTTTGAAAAATCGTAAGATTCTCCGTTGCTTTCCCCAAAATGTTGTTTGTGTTTTGCAATGGATGTCACCCCTTTTTGTTCACCTTTCATTTGAACAGATAGTTTGTCGTACTGTTTCCGCAGCTTATCGGCGCTTAATATGTTTTTGTGCCAAAATTCGTGACTGGTAGCCCAAAGGATCACTTCCTGAATGTCTTTTCCTGTCCGCTCGTCTTGCTGCATCATGAGCCTAATGGTGTTCGCCCAGCTTTCCATATTCGGCTCTTTCATGTCCGGCGCATTCACTTTTACTTTCTTCCATAGCAGCCCCGCTAGAGCCATTTGTTTTTCATCGTATACATAGCGCTTTTTCTTCGGTTTGGGTTCTTCTTTCTGTGCCGTTGGTGTGCCATCGGTGTGCCGTTTCTGTGCCACAATCTCATTTTCCGAACCCTGTAAACCTTGATATGACGCATAGTTCACGACCGTAAACAGTGTACCGCTATCGGTTAATTTAGTTGTTATTTCCCCGTCATTTTCCAAACTCTTGAGCTTTCGGCGTAGGGTAGTCAAAGGGTAAACTTTCTTTTTGTTGCCCTTTCCCTCCCGATAAGCCAAGTCATCTTGTAAATTCCGCAGTGACCGCAAATACTGGCCCTGTTGAACGTGTACGCCGTCCTGTTGTATGCCTTCTTTTGAGGAAACCGCGTTCCCAATGAGATAGAAGAAAATTCGAAACTTAACCACGTCCGACCATATATCATGATTGAATATCCCCCTATTCATCAGAAACGCGTCCATATTCCCTCAGTCCTTTCTATGCTGTTTCCTTTGCTGTTTTATTCGCAGCGTTTTTTATCCAGTGTTTAAGCTGCCCTATAAGGTTATAAGCCAATCCTTCCGGTATTTTTTCCGGTTCTGTCGTAACCCCTATTGCCTGATAAACTTGAACTTTTGTTACGTTGCGAATTTCAGCAAAACGTTCAGCTAGTTTTTCAAGCTCTTCTAATTGCTCCGGTGTAATCGGTGTAGGTGGTTTTGACTCTTCAACTTTTTGTTGGAATGCGTCGGGATCGCTGTTGTCTGTTGGGATGTTGAATTGTTTCAAAAGGAAATACTTTTCGGCGTATGTCAAGGCCTTTCCGACACCTTTTTCACCCGCTATATCCACACCCTGTGCATAAAACGGGATAACTATTGTCTCTTCGGGATTCTCTGCATTTAACCAGGTATATTCCATCGTCAGTTCAGTAAAATAAGTCGTCCGCTTTTTGATATTTCCGTATTTGTCTTTATTCTCGACTGTTTCAGTTAACACATTTTTATCTATAATTCTCGGTATAAGCAAAAGCCCTAATTCATCCATTTTCTCTCTGACAGCTGCTACTACTTGGCTTGAACTCGTATACTCGTATTGCTCGCCTTTATCTCCTTTTTTCAAATACGGGACTGTCTTTCTTACCTCGATAAGCTTCTGATAAAGATTCACTTATTATCCCTCCAAAACCAATGAAAATTTATCGTCTCTTTCGACCACGGTAACGCCTGGCACGACCTGCCCGTTAGGATCTACTAACTTTTCACCGACAACCCGGCATTTGCTCTTGATAGATGACCAATCAACGTCCTCAGATACTTTCATAAACCCTTGAGCCTTTGCATATTCTTTCAGTTCTTCTTCATTCCGTTTGTATTCCGGTTGTTGCTTTATGAGTTTGACTGGCCCATATGGCAGATTCATGACTTTTTTAGGCTGGTAGCCTTTTTTCTTCTGCTCTTCAACTTCCTGGCGCATGTATTGCTCAAGTCGATTTTCATAGAATGCTTTGCGCTTTGCGTATTTTTCCTTTTCTTGCTCCTGCCACATCTTTATTTTCTCGATCTTTTCAAGGAATGGCGCTATCTGCTTTTCTGCGGTCTGATCAATTTTTTGCTGTTCTTCCATAAAGTAAGCAATTCGCCTTTGTGCTTCTGCCGCTGTTTCAAGGTCTGATACTTCAAACGCCTCTTGCTCCGTTTGTTCCTCTTGTTCCTCTGTGATAACTTCCTCTACTGCAAATGGGTCATTGTCGAAAATCACAAAATTATTTTCCATGTTTTCACCCTGATTCTATTGATTTTTAGGAGAAAGGTAGATATAATTCCTAATTAAAGGTATCTACCTTTTATGCGGAAGTGTTAGGGTACTTCCGCGCAACGAAGTTTGTGTTACGTTTGAACCTTCTTTTTAGGAGGTTCTTTTTTATTGCACAAGATCAGCAATTTCCTTGAAATACTCTCTAATGCAATCCGATTCATCGTGAATAAATTCCCCTTCATGATCAAAAAACTCTTCGCTTGCTGTTATTATCTCGCCGCATCCTTTACACTTTCCGATCATAGTCGGTTCAGGAATCCTTTCATCGAATCGCGCCATTGTTTGTAGTCTACTCACGTCCAGTTGCCCCTTTCGCTGTTTAATTGCAAGTATTTTTCGTACTGCGCCTTTGTTTTAAAATCGAAAAACGGATTGCCTGACGGCGGAATTGTTATTGTTCCTCCCGCTTGATTTAATCTCCATTGATCAAATGCGCTTTGACTGAATGCGACTTTTCTATATGATTTCATTTCAGATCCCCTCTCTTGTTTTTTCTTTTCCATTGACTGAATGCCGTGTTTTCCAAAAGCCAAAACCTTTCCGCCTTTGTGTAAGTCCGCCAATCGGATACTTTAATATTCATGATGCATCTACAACCCTAAATTCCCGTCGTTTTTTGACTGCCATCAACTCAGGGTAATTCCTGTCAATTTCAGCCCTTAATTCAGATGCCTCTTGGAACCTTCCTTGTTTTAAATAAACCTCTTCAGCCGAGATCATTTCACACTGTCGTTTTAAAAGCTCATAATACATATCCCGCATGTTTTTCACGTTTATTCCCCCTTCTTCTTTAAAGCTTCATTTCAGCTTGTTTTACAGTAAAGTTGTTCCTTAAAGGAGACTTCATGAGTATAAAAAAATTCAGGATCGAACCCTAAAGCCTTACCTAATTTTACGACTGTTTCAAATGATGGTGTAGCAACCCCGTTTTCGATTTTCCATAGAAACGATTCAGCTAGACCCGTTTCTTTTGACAATTTGCGGTAACTCAAATCTGCTTTGGATCTTCTTTCGGCTAACCAATGACGTTTAAATTGATTTTCCATTATTTTGTTTTCCCTCCTTTCTTTGTTGGTGTAACTTTATTATATTCTCTATAAGAGAACATTTCAAGCCATTTTTATAAAAAAATGTTCCTTAAAGAAATTTTTTTCTCAAAACCTTGAAACCTTATTTATTCTCATGCGTAAATAGGTTTGTTGAAAGTTTTCTTTTAGCGTAAAAAAAGAATATAATATAAATTAGGTGAACAATTGTAAGGAGGAAGGGACTTATGTATGGTCAGCGTTTGCGCCATTTACGAAAAGCTCATAAGTACACTATGGAGGATATAGGCCGTAAATTGGGGATAGCAAAATCAAGTTACGGGGGATATGAGGCAGAAACTAAAAAGCCGCCTCTCGATAAACTGACGCAGCTTGCGGAAATTTATGACGTTTCCGTTGATTATATCTTAGGGTTAACAGATGACCCCGATCCAAAGAAAGAGCGCAAAGACATATCCGAATTCTTGAAAAAGGATAACCTACACTGGAACGGCCGCCCTTTATCTCCTGAAGAACTTGAGCCAATTAAGCATATACTTGAAATGGTTGTACGCGATAGAGAGCCTAAAGTGATCCAGAAAAACAAACCGGATAGCAATTATAAAGCAAATAACGAACAATAGGCCCCGATTTCGGGGCTTTATTTATTTCCGTAATACCTGTCCAATTTTTCTTTTTCTTCCGGTGTAATGCTGCCGAATATTCTCAAATAGTTTGTCAGTGTTTTAACATTCGAAAGATCAATATTAGTGGGCTGCATCCCCCTAATATGTCGTGAATTGATCAGCAAAGAAAGAAGCTGTTTAATATCGTCCATGTTCCCGTTTAGTTCTTTTCTCTCATCCATTCTTGCAACCTCATTCAATTCGACCTGCCCCCTCAAATGTTTTTAGAACGTGTGTTCTCATATTATAACATGAATAGGTAAAAAATTAGAAGTTTATCTGAATTATACAATACAAAGACATGACTTTTGGATGGTTTTTAGAATATTCGAAAAAGAAACTTCGATTTCACCCTAAAAAAAA